TTACGCCACCGTCGCGCCACTGATCGCTGCAGTCACTGTTGCAGCCGTCACGCCCTGACAAATGATCCGCTCGGGACCATACGTGGCCGAGACGACGACATCGCTACCAGCCTGCACGACAGATACCGGTTGAATGCCGGCCCAGTCAGACAGATCGAGCGTATCGCCGGAAGCAAGATCGGTGATGATCTGACGGTAGCCAGTGCGACGGGCGATAACGGTATCGGCACCTGCTCCGAGCGTGATGGTGTTTTTCCCGGCGCTGATGATGATTGTGTCGGCCCCGGCGCCACCGTTGATGACATTAATGCCCGAGCCGCCATCGATGGTGTCATTGCCGCCGCCACCGGAAATCGTGTCGTTACCGGCATCACCGTGCAATTCATCAGCCGAGCCTGTCCCGGTAATACTGTCGTCACCAGGACCGCCGTGGATCAGGAGCATACGCTGACCGCCTTGGATCGTGTCATTGCCGCGGCCGCCGTGAACAACGGCAACCGTTTTGCCGAGCTTGATCTCATCGTCGCCATCACCAAGGTAAAATGTGGGCCTCCCCCACCATCCCTGCTCTATGAGAACGCGGTTCGGACCGGACCCCATATGTATAGTGGCATTGACCGCAGCCCGCGTCGCCAGAAGAAAGTCATCGATGTGATCAGGGAACTTCACAACCTCATTACTGCTGGTCCGTTCTTTTGGCACCCACAAGGCCCGCTGATAGCCGGGTGATTGCCCCCGTGCATCCATGCTGCCGACAAGCGCCAATGCGCCGGAGGCCGCCCCAACATCAGGGTCCACGCCCAAGTAAGACGCGAGCGGCGACGGCTTGTCCAGTTTCGCGCCTTGCTCAACAAATTTCAGGCCCCATCCCTCACAGATATCAATCAGCTCGGTGCGGTGTGCCTCGTATTGTGCATCCATCCCCGCAAGGTTGACCTGCGCCCACGGATCAGTTGCCAGATCATAATATTCGGATGTCCCGTCCTGATAGAGAATGATCCGGCGATCCCCGATCCGGGCCGATGCCGATCCGTACCAGAATGTCGGAATAGCGCGAGCAGGTACCGCGCCACCCTCAATGACAGGCCGGAGGCTTTCGCCTTGCCAATCAATGGGGGCCTCGCCTCCCGCATAATCGACCAGAGTCCGGGTCAGGTCGATCAGGCTGACAGGCTCGGTGACAACGCGCGGGGCCTGCCCCGGAGCGCGGATCGCCAGAGGAGCGCGCGCGGCTTCATCCCATAGGGTGAACTTGTGCCATTTCTGCCCTCTGTCGCCGAGATGATAGCCGTGATCAGACCAGAAGCACACGACCGTATCATCGGCGAAGGGACTGGCATCCAGAGCCGCCAGAACGCGGCCAAGGTTGTAGTCCAGATACATCACCGATGCGATATAGGCGCGAACGGAATAGCGCCATGTCTCGACCTCAGCCGTACTCCATGTTGCGGGGTCATACAGGCTGGCGTCACCCCCAATGAAATCCATCGCAAAGGTCGGTATCTCCCACGGCTGGCTCCATTCGGTCGGGAAAATGATATCCTCAAGCGGAACCGCGTCAAAGAACCGGTCGGGGTTGGTCCAGGCGCCATGCGGGTGATGGAAGCCCACCTCGTGATACCAGGGGCGTGAATCGCTGTAGGTGTTCAGGAAATTCTGGAAGTCCAGAACGCGGTAGCCGTCATATGAGTTATCTTCGATATCGTCGGGGAAACTGTAGCTGTTGCCCCCATAGGCTGAAGGCCCCTGATCGGTGCGCACATTTTCCGGGATGCCGCCCTGCTGCGTAAACGGCGCGGAATCATAGAGCGCATCATAGACGAAATCGGGCTGTGGCACATAGCCGTGCCACATCTTGCCGGTGGTTCCCATGTAGAACCCGGCCTGCTTGATCCGCCACTGAAGGGATTGCTCCGGCCGCACGAGATCATACCATGCCTCCGCGATATCAAAGAGGCCGCTGTGATAGGGCGATAACCCTGTCAGCACCGAGCAACGGGATGGAGCGCAAACCGCGATAGTCGCCATTGCGGCTTCAAATTTGCAGCCCGAAGCATAGAACGCATCGAGGTTCGGGGTCTGGATGACGTGCCCGAACACCGAGCGGTAACGCTCGATGCTGAACAAGTCATCCGATGCGATATTGAGGATGTTAGGCATTGATCGGCACTCCGAACACGCGGGAAGCATAATTATGCAGCACGGCGCGGGTGGCTGCCTTATCTGCCAAATCACCTTGGAAAAGGATCGTGTCGGCAATGGTGCCGTTCGTGAACGGCTGACTACCAGTGGCTTGACCCATGTGAATCTGGAAAGGATCCGCCTTGGTGATAATCGGCATTTCCGTCAGTGTCCGGGGATTTCCTGCAACACCGTTCAGGTCGATGCGATGATCGCCTGTCTCGAAATTCAAGATTGTTTCCATCAGAAACCACTCGCCAATAGGCAGAGGAGCGGCCGAGTCTCCGGGCCTGAGATCGGTCGAGTTGGCACCTTTTAGCTGCAACTCACAACCACCAGACTTGCAGGCCCACAGAATATATGGGGAATTTCCGCTGACACCCACTCCTTCCAGATGAACGCCGAGCGGTTCGGTGAAATACCCTCCGGCTTGGGCAATCAGCGCGATGGTGACGGTTCCCGTCAGTTCTGGAACAACCCCACGATAGTGCGTTGTCTGTGAGCCACCTTCAAACAACGGGGTTTTGATGGTGCCGCTCGGGATCGCGTATTCCTGGAATTGCGGAACCCCGTTAGGATTTTTCGCCGCCACGTTGCCGTGACGCGGCATCATCGCCATGGCGGCTTCCGCATCGGCCCTTTCAGCCTGCGGGATAAGAGTCCACCAATTCAGCACGTCGCCACCTGCAGTGATGGCATCTGTGGGCATGTAAGGTTGAACGGGCAGGTTCGGGAAGGTTGTGGGAATAGTCAGTGCCATGTCGGCCTCCTTAATTGACGTTGACGCGCGCGGGCAACGCCCAACGCCGGTGGGTGAATGCGGGATCGTGACGGCTGACCTGCGACCACTGATCACTGATCGAGCCTCGGTTTCTCGGTTTGTCGTCAGTGCTGGTTCCGGCTACCGCCCATGCATGGCGCAGTTCCAGCGACCCTTCGGGAGCAATATCGAAGGTGATAATCGCCTCTTTGCCGCTTACGGTTACGGACTGGATGACGGCACCATTCGTGATGGAGGTCCCGAACGTGAGGCCATGCACGGCAGGATCATGCAATGTCAGGTCGCTCATCGCCGCGAACCGGGCAGTTACCACATTGCCCGCCAACTTGGCCTCGACCAGGAGTGGGCAATACCAGTCGCGGCCCGATTGCCGCTCGGCGACGGCGATGGCCTCGATTTCAGAAATCATCAGGGCAGACGCGGCGCTCGGCACTTCCCCTTCAGGATCAAGTTCAAAGGGCCATAGCGGCGTCGCGACGACGAACCCAAGGGTTGGATGATTAATGTCCAGTCGCGCTTCCGCCAACGAAACCGTTTCAAATCGCCCTGTGCGGCCGCCTCCTTTTGGAGAAACGACCGTCAGTGGATAGGCGCCCTGACCGGTTAGCGCGCCAAGTTCGTCGCGTAAGTCCTGTGCCACAGCAGCATAGTGAAAATCAGCCCCCGACTGCGAAACATTCTTTCCTTCAAGCAGGGACAATTTGATCCGGTCGATATGGAGCGTTTTGCTCCAGCCCGCCAGGGCAGTCACGGCCGCCTGCACATCATCTGCAAGGGCGGTGCGGAGCGCGGACCCGGCAAGCGCCTCCGATTCCGTGATGGAGGGTTGCGCCACTGACACTGCTATGGCGGTCGGCATCTTTTTCGCCGCGTTCAGCAATTCGGCACCTGCCGCCTCAGCTGCGCCCTCCTGCTGGATGACGTCGAGATCGGCTCCGCGCATATGGTAGTCGTAATGATCGTCAAGCACCCGCTGGACGGCAACATCGCCACCGCCGAATGCAACCACGCCGACCGCAACGGAGCCTGTTTGTGCGAGGGTTACATTGCCGCGCTGCTCGTATCCAATGGTGCGTTCCGCCCACTGATCGGACATATAGCGCCAGCCATGTTCGGTTTTCCGGGCCATCCAGACATTGCCGGGCGTGTCCGGCGAGCCGTCAGTCGGGTCGTCAGGGTCGACGGTGCCGCCTCCGGAGGTTCCCGGACCGATCCATTCGCCGGTATCCTTGTGGATGCCCCAGATCGTCTTGCCGTCGATATCGCAGAACACCCGATAAAGATCGTCGCCGGTCCAGATTGGAATTGTGAACAGGCCCGGAAAGATCGGTGCGCCGTGGCGATCAAAGCCGAACAAGACATTCCTGTCTTTGTCGACGACGACATGATGCGGGATATCTCCCGTCCATCCGAAATCATCCAGTACGAGATTGGCATGGGTGCCGCCGTCCTTATCCACATGCAACGCGGAGTTTCCGTTCCTGTCTTTCACCATGACCGCATCATCTCCCGTCCAGATAACTGGGGCAGCAGCGTTAAGCCTTTCCTGATCGGATACTGTGAACAGCTTGTAGACATCGGTCTCTCGTTGATCTTCCAGCGAGAAAACGCCCCGCGTCATGCCATCGGGAAGTGTATAAAGGGCGGTGTTGTCGTTGATATCACGTGCAAGGACTGCGGGATCGCCTGCCCAGACAGTGTGATACTCGGCGACATGTGCGGCATCGGCATCTGCACGGGCGGCAGCCTCATCCGCAACGGCTTCCGTTCCACCGGCGACCGCATCTGCGATTGCCTGGTAGATGGCCGTGTGGGCACCGTCCTCAAGGAGTTGCCACCAACGGCCACCTGCATCTCGCTTCTTGTTGTCGGTTTCCAGACCGTCGCCCGGAGCTGCCACATTGGCGGCTGTCCAGAACCGGAATGTCTTGCTCGCGTTATGCACGAAGACGGACAGGACATAATAAGGCGCGATATTCTCGCCGGATGGGTCGATCGAACCGGTTCTGCCGTAGATGGCACCTCCCTTCAGCTTGACCACATCGCTATCTTGCATCCGCCGCCACCATTGGCCGCTGGCATCCCGTTTCAGGTCATCGGTCTCGTCCGCCGGGTCAGGTGCCTGAACCGGCCGCCAGTCGCTTTCCGTATTGGCTGCATTGTTGCGGAGGATCAGAAGCGTGATTCCACGATCCGCAGGGATATCGAGACCGCTTGGTGTGTCGCCGCCAGGCATGGAATAGACCCGGCCACTCCTGACCTCATTCCGCAATTCATCGATCAGGGCGGACTCGACTGCTCCACCAGGCAGATCACCGATCCGCGTCCAGCCCCCCGATCCGACCGGGCCGGTTTTTTTATAGACTCCATTATTCTCACTGTTGGCGGCTGCGTAAACGCGTCCGATCGTGCCGGCCGGCCAGTCGAGATCGGCATCAAGCTCGCCTCGAGTCGCATAGGCCGGGCCGGTCAGCACTAACAGCATCGCCACCAGGCGCTCGATCGAGATGCGGCGTGTCGTGCCCTGGTAATTGCCGATCACGTCATCGACGAAATTGCTCGTTTGCAGGTTGGTGGTGGCAACGCCATCCATCAGATCACCTCTATGGTCAGGGGGCCTGTGACTGGACCGGGCACGCCATCGGTATTCTGTGGCTCGAGCCACAGGTAATGGGTGCCGGCGTCCAGACAGGCGGCGGTTTCGAGATAGGCGACGATCCCGGAAACGGTGCCGTCGAAATCGGAGCTTGCAAGCAGTTCAAACCGGTCATTGCCCGAAGCAGCCCGGATGCGATCGGAATACGCTCCGTCCGCATCTAGCGAATTACCGGTCCGCACTGTCCCGCCCGTGAGACGCGGTGTGACGGTCCCGGCCGAGCGGTCGGACAAGTTGATGCCGATCCGATACCAGCGATCGGGCTGGGCATTGAGCGAATGCGAGATCGCATCGGCCGTACCGGACGTGTGCGTGGCGCTGTCGCCATTCAGGGTCCATCCGGCATCTGCCGTCCAGTTATTGGCGCTGAGCCGGTTGCTGCGGGTCGTGTCGCCGGCCGTGACCGAATAGCTTTGCTGCCGTGAAACCTGTTGCGGCGCGCCGACTGCGTCGGTTTCTCGGTTGAGCGTCGTCGATTGCGAGCGATAAAGCTGAACCTGCGCGAGATTTTCATCATTCCCGGTGGCGAACTGGACGAGCGCTCCACCCAGGAGCGTGGTAACCGTGACGGCATCGGCATCGAGGGCGGCTGGGATAGCGGCATCCTCCGCGCCGATCGTGAGAGGAACGATTCCGCTATATGGCCCCTCGATATCGGCCGAGGAGATCGCCACCGCGCGCAGTTCGATTGCGTCTCCATTGCCGTAGCTGGTGATTGCGCCGCCACCATTTGCGGCAGGGATGGTCACCGAGATCCAGTTTGTGGTTCCCGCCAGCCGATGCTCGATCCGGTACTCCCTGACGCTGATAGGGCTTGAACCCGGTTCTATCAGATATTCGACCCTGTTCCCGAAACCCGTCCCGGATACACCGCTAACGATGCTGACGAAGCGGGGGGCGGCCGGTTGCAACAGGTTGTCATCGATCTCTGCGCCGACTCGGCCGGACCAGGCGGGAATAACATCATTCGCCAGCCTTTCGTCGATCACCGGCGCCGCATCAACCATATGCACGATCGAGGCCATATCCTCGGCCGGCTCGTTCCCGGTCACGACCATGGAGAAGGTCTCCTCGGCCGCCGCCCCGAAATAGACCAGATCACCCGGCTCCGGGACGTCGCCGTCGTCGCCCTCAATCCTCAGCAGGTTCGTTTCACCGGGTTCCGTTACGATATTCCGGACAACCGACGTCCCAATCGTATCATCTTCATTGGTGAAGACCCGGAAGCGGATGCCGTAGGATCGACCGGCTTCGAGCATAACATATTCGTCGATTTCGATTAGCGGCCCGACCACAGCACGGACGCGGGCGGACAGCTGTACGGAGTCCAGGATATAATGGCTGAGCGTTACGCCGTCACCGCGCGTGGCAACACGGGCGGGGCCGTCCTGGGTGACCTGATAGCTATCGGGCCGGTAGATGGCCTCATACATGCGGCGGCGGGTCTCGCGCCAGACCTCGGCCGGATCGGTTTTACCGGGCAGTTCCAATGCTTCGGTCAGGGTGATGTCACCAGCATAGCCGGGCCAGCGCACAAGCCGTTCGGCTGGTTTCCAGTCGTTGGTCGCATCAAGGAACGGCACCCGGAACGCATGCGGTGGGGTGGTGTAGGAACGGCGCGAAGAAAACGCCCAGGAGTTACGCGGACCGATATGATCGACGATCAATTCCTGCGGGCGGTCCACCACCACGCCCCAGCGCATGCCATCATGGCGCGGGCTGGCACGGCCGGCAGCGGCAATCTCGGTCAGGACCTCCTGCAGCGTGCTGCCCGCCTGATCAAGGATGCGATCGTATTTCAGGTCATGGAACCGACAGAACTCATGCCAATCCTCCAACTGCTCGAGGTCGATGCCGGCATCGGAGACTGCGCGAGGATTGGCCGGGCTTTGGAGAGCATAGCGGTAAAGGCTGGCGGGGTTGGAGGTCAGGCGTTCAACCCACGTCCCGCTGTTCCGGTCATAGTCGAGGCAATGGCGCGCGAAGATCGCGTTGACATTGTCGAGGCTGCCGGAGAGCTGATGCGTGGCCTTGATGCGCATCGCAATCAGTGAGAGCGGCCGCCCATAGTTCAGAGGGTATTCCGGTCGCAGGGTCTGTAGCGCCGCCCAGGAGGTCCGGCGCTGGATCTTGCTGTCGGTGGTCTCGCTGGTCATCATGGTCAGGCGAACCTGCCAGCGACCGCGCGACGGAAAGTTCCAGCTATGCTGACGGTAGAAGCCTTCCAGCTTCTTCGCCCGAATCCGGAGCGTGGTGACCTCGTCCCATGTTGTCTCATTAGCTGGCCTTTGCTCGATCCGAACGGCCACTTCTTCGTGTTTCTGGTCGCCGTCATCATCGAAGCGGATCATGCCGGCCGGAAAGGCGAGGATGATAGAGGCCCCGCGCGCATCCGCGCCTGTGGTGCGCACCACAGGCGTTTCAATGGAAGGCTGATTCTTGATCACCTCGCCCCGGTCATCACGCGGCAAGGGACGAGTCAGTTCGACGCCGATAGATTCTTCCGCGATTTGGCGTGGAATGATGGTCTGCGGTGCGTCGGACGCCCGACCCTCGCGGATTTCCACCTCGACTTCATCAAATTCCGTGACGGGCGTCTCGCCGATCCGGATGTCAGAGATGTTGAGAGGGCCTTCACCTGCGGTGAACACCGCCCGGACGTATTGATCGTCGCCGACAACTTCAGAATGGCTCAGCACCGCGAAGGGAGGTGCATAACGTATCCGGCCGAGAATGACGGGAACGGCTCCATCCGGCTCAAGCCGGTTGCGCCAACCGCTGATCGAATAGCGATTCCTCTGCGCTTCGGGGGTGTCCGGCTTGACCGGCGGGACGAGCGCGTTGAGAAGCAGGTTACCGATGATATTGACCCCTGCCGTCAATAATGCGGTGCCGACCGCTCCCGCCGTCGCGCCCGTCAGGCCCAGCATCTGTCCGAACTGAACACCCCATGCCTGACCGGTCGCGATCGCCGCGATTGTGATGACGATCGAGAGAACCGAACGGAGTGCGTTCTTGCCCGCGATGATCCGGATCACCACCCGGACGCCGGGACGCGGCCGTACACGATGCCAGTACCGGCGGTCGATGATTTCGGAACCGGTTTCAGTCACAAGGGCAACACGGGCCTGTTGCAGATCGGCCGGCGTCGCGAAGGGAAGCGCCATAGCCAGATGCTCGGCGATGGTCCGTCCGGCTGGCGCCTCGATCTTGATCCGGCCCATCCCCGGATCGAAATGCGGTGCTGCAAGGATGGGGACAATCGGAGTGCTCATTGATATGCCCTCGCGACCAGTTGAACGGGGCGTTCAACACCTCTTGAAACATGCCTCCAATGCCCCTTCAGACGATTGCCCCATGCGCCGCCGCGATAGTCGGCAAGCTTGGCGCAATCCTCGCCCTGCATATGGATCATCAGCCCGTGACGAATGACGATCCCGACATGTGTGCTGAGCCGGCCGCGCCGAAACACCGCGATGTCGAAGGCAATTGCCGGCCCCTCGACTGGCACCCATAGAGGGGATGTTGCGCCATCTTCGATCAGCGCGGCGATCTCGCCATGTTCCTCGACCGAGGCATAATCGCCCAGGTATTCCGGCAGGCTGATACCCAGCTCCTCGCGATAGATGATACAGGCCAACCCCCAGCAGTCCGCGCCGTCGCGCGAACGGCCGAATTCCTCGTAGGGGATACCGATAAAACGGTTCGACCAACTCATAGATGCAGCCCCGGAAAGCGGTCCCGCGTCATGCGGCCGGATGGAAAGAATTCATTCTCGATCTCCTCGCGGCTGATCGAGAGCTGGATTTCGCCGGCATCGATGTCGGCCGACATGATCAGGAGATCCTCGTATTCGGCCTCGACCTGATTGGGCGAAGAGGCCAGCACCACGGCCATGGCGACATTGGCCGGGCTGGTGAAGCTCCGGACCAGGCGAACCATCTCCTGGTCGAGGTTCTCCAGTGCGACTGTGGCGCTGGCGGGGGTATCATCGAGATCGCCGGGAAGAACGGCCGAGGCGATGACCCAGAGATACGGCTCGGTCAGCGGATTGGCCCCGCGCCAGTTCGACCTTGTGCCGTAGATATGCGGATCCACCTGCAGGCGCTCGGTATTGTCCGTGGACAGCCTGATCGGGGCGGGAAGTTCCGGATGCGTGATCTCGAACAAGACCACGTATAGCTCGCTCGTAACTGATGCATCCTGCATCTGGCGGGCATTGAGGGACAGGCGTCTCATGGCAGCACCCAGACATTGAAGCTCTTGCGGAAACGGACCTGCCCGACAATCGACTCGGATGGCGGGGTATCGCCCCAGGTACACAACCAGCGTTCGGCAATCAGAAGCGGCACACCGTTTTCAACCAGCATCCCTTCCTCTTCATGAGTGAGAAGCTGCCAGCCATGGGTGGTGGGATCGGGCATCCAGAACTCCCGCGCGCCATGCGCGCAGTCCTGCTCGTAAAAACGATCGAAGATCTCCTTCTCGTTCCGGGTCAGCACGATGGACAGACTGACGCCCTTGGCGATGCTGCTGAAGCGGCGGCGATAGCTGGGCGGCCCCGCGTCATTGCTACGCTTCTGGCGGCCATCCTGTGCCTGAACCTGCCATCCGGAACGCTCGAAGCGATCAAGTTCATTCGGCCAGACGGGGATCGTCATCGCGCAATCCCCCTCTTCCTGACGTTATATTTACTCTCGATCGCCTTGCCGGCCGGGTTGCCCGATTGACGGATAACGCTGCCGACCTGACGGCCGAGCGTCATGGTCAGGGTGGGATTGCCCCGGTTGTCTGTGGATTCCTCGGCGCTGAAACCATCCTTGGAGTAGTCGTTCACGATCAGGTTGATGCCGCTGGATTGCGGCGCGATGATCGTGGGTGATGACGGCTGCGAGGCAATGGCCGACAGGTTGGAGATCAGCGCGCCGGCATTCTCGAGGGCGCGTGAGGTCATGATCTCCTCGCCATCGCGGATCATCGCCAGACGTTCATCCTGCCGCATCCGGTCGCCATACCCGCCCAGCGCATAGCTGCGCATGACGCCGGGCGAACCGGTGTGATTGGTGCTGATGGAGGGCGCGGCACCGCTGCCACCCGGAAGAAACCCACCAATCCAGCTGACCGCCGAATCCAGCAAGGTATTCAGTCCCGGCGCGATATTCTGCTGGAACGCGAGACGCAGAAACTGCTCGAGCGCGAAATCGACCAGATCGCCGATCGACGCCTTGCCGGTCTGGCCGAATTTGACAAAGGCATCCTCCGCGCCTTCCGCCCAGCCGGTGACAAGGTTCTCGGCGGTATCGGCCCAACTGCCCAGTTCATCCTCGACCTGCAGCAAGCCGCGCTCGACGCCAGCCGCCCAATCATCGCGGCGTTTCAGGTCGTCTTCATAGGCTTCGCGGAGCTTCTCCTGATAAACCCGTTCGACATCATCCGCGAATTCCGCAAAGCCCGTCTTGGTCCTGTTGAGGTTTTCCAGCGCCTTTTCCCGCCATGCATCGGCGGCCGCGATATCGTTCTCCAAAGTGGGTTGCAGACGGGCGAGTTCATTGATGATCGAGGCTCCGGCGGCCGTTCCGGAACGGTTTCTGCCCCGACCGCCGCCACGCCCTCCGGATGCCGCCCGTGCGGCCTGACGGTTCATTTCGGTGATTGCGGCGCGATCACGCGCGGCCTGCTCGGCTGTTTCCCGAACCTGGTCAAGACCAGCATTGCGCAGGGCGGGGTTGGTCAACCCGTCATTCACTCGTGCCTGGCGTTCCCGCATGACGGCGAGTTCACCCTCGATCGCGACACGGCTCTTGCCCGCCTCGATCATCTCGCGTTCGGTCCGGAGAAGATCGGCCTGCTGATTGGCCGTGATCTGCCGGCTGCCTAACTGCCCAAGCGTATTCCAGAGCGCGGATGCCTGGTTGACCAGACCGGATATCTTGCCCGACAGGGTATCCGCACCGGCAATCAGGTCGCCAAAGCTGGTTCCGCCGATGACGGATTGCAGGGCCGATGCCGCCCGCTCGGCAACACCGATACCCTCTTCGAGATCATAAGCCTCCGTCGCTGCGCGGCGGATTTCATCGGCAACTTCGCCTGTGATCGATCGCTCGGACAAAAGTGCGTTGACGGATTCAAGATGCGCATCGCGTTTCAACAGCGCGACCGCGATACTATCCTCGCCATGGCGATTGATGGCGCGCGCCAGCTCGGCTTCCTGCAGGTAGCTATTCCGGAGTTCTTCTGCGATTTCTACCCGGCGCTCTTCAGCCGTGGTGCCTTTGGCGGAGAGATTTACGACCTCTTCCAGTTTCTTCGCTGCTTCGACAATCGGGCCGGACATCTGCCCGCTTTCTGCCGTCATGGTCTGCAGCGCCTTGAGTGCCTCATCGGCATTGTCACGAAACGCGGTCATGCCATCTGAATTTTTCAAGGCTTCGATTGAGCTATGCAGTTCCTTTGCCTGTTCCGGCAGAAGATCAAGCGGCGCTGCGGCCTCCTCCGCACCGAGCCGGAACAGATCCATGGCCTCCTTGGCCAGAAGCACCTGTTCAGGACCGATACCGAACGCTCCTGCCGCGCTATCACGCTGTGTCTGCTCATAACGCTCGCGCGCGGCCGCGAAGTCATCAAAGGCATCTGCCGCATCCTTGATCTGCGCCGAGATATTAAAGTCCGGGGACTCGAGGGCGTTCAGGGCATCCGAAACTGCAACTTCCGTCATGAAGTCCGCAATTTCCTTCATGCGGCCGGCAAAAGACCCGAAATCCTGCTCCAGAAGTGCGGTGGATTTTCCTGCCTGATCGGTAAAGCGATTAAAGTCCTGAAGCGCTGAACTCAGCCGATCAACCTGTTTGCCGGCGTCTTCGGAATTGGCACCAAGTCCGAAGATTGCGGCTGTGGCCGGAACGGCCAGCGCGGCCGCGAGACCGAGTGCGGCTCCGATCGCACCAAAACCGCCCAGCAACTGCGGCAGCTGTTGAGTAAGCGCCACGGTGGCGGACTGGCCGGATTGCACCTGGACGATAAAATCCGTCAGCTGGAAGCTGACATTCTGGATTCCCATGCCCATGGCACCAGAGAACCGCCCGACGGCCTGTTGCCGTTCGCCCAGCAAACCGGCAACGCGCGTCGCCTCCTCCTGTGTAATGATATTCAGGCGTACCGCGCGGTTCAGCTGATCCTGCGCTCGCTTCATTTCATCGGCGGCCCGCGCAGCCGGATCGACGGCCAGCGTCAACTGACGAACAGCGCGTTCCTCCGCCTCAAAAGCCTGCTCCATGGCACGGGCGCTTTGCACGGCCGGGTTATGGGCGGCGACAAAGGACCGGTAGCGCTGCTCCAGCTGCTGGAGGGTGCGATCGGACTGCGTATTGGTGATCTGCCCCTGTTGGAGCGCCCGGTTGACGATCTCCTGTTGCTGGGCGAGTTCTCGCTCAGCCCGGATCAGAGGATCAATACTGTTTTCCAACGCCTGATAGGCGCGCGCTGCCTGCTGGGCCTGTTCCTGCTGAAAAGCCTCATATTCGCGGCTGGCTTCGAATACCCCGAAACTGTCTCGGGCGGATTTACTGCCAGCCCCGAAGCTGCTGAAGGTCTGGTTGAGCTGCTGGACCATCCGGCCCTGTTCGCTGGCCGCGAATTCCGCAGCCTTCGCAGCCGCTTCGGTCTCGCGCCGCATCTCACGCAGCCCCTCACTACCACGGCGCATCTCTGCGGCCAGCGAACTGGCATCGGCCGTTACCGTGAGCTGGGCGCGCATATCCGCGGTCATTGATCCTTCCTCATCAGCTTCAGTGCCTCGCGTTCGATAATGGCGAGACCTTCGAGCAGCCGGGCATCGGGAGTGATGCCCAACCAGCGGGCGGTGACATCGACGGCCACCATGTCGAGCGCGATGGGGCGCATACCGCCGAGGCCAACCGGCCCCATCCGCCACTGACCGGCGACGGCAAGGGCCAGGCGGATCAATGGGCGCTCGGAGGCGGGCAGGATCACGCTGTCAGCCTCAAGCCCCATCATCTCGCGGGCACCGGCGACGGCTTCCTTGCGAGACATGCCCTCCGCCATCAGGTCCGCCACCAGGTCGTCGGAGATCGCCGCGCCGCCCCAGATGGCCTGCGCGGCGCTGGTCAGTTTTTTTCACGGATCCCGAGAACAGCTTCGGTCAGCGCCCGATCGACGGCGATCCGGACCGCACGCTGACGTAAAAGATTGTCACGATTTTCCGCGCTGAAGGGCAGATCGCCGCCGCCCTGAACCTTGATGCCGGTCCAGCCAATCCAGTATTTTGCGAGCCGGACACGGATATGCTTGATCAGTTCATTGCTGGTCATCCCGCCGGTATCGGTCCCGAAAATTTCCAGCTCGTCTTCGGGCATGACGAAACGGCCGGTGAATTCCTGAATCTCCTCGCCGTCATCAGCGGGCAGTTTGACCTGGACGGGCCAGTCGAATTCGTAGCGGTCGGTATAGGTAAACATGTCGGATGATCCTGGTCAGGGTTACGAATAGCGGATTTCAAGTTCGTCATTGCCGACGCCGGTCGCCTGGAAGACGAGATCCAGAGTGATGCCGAGGTCGCCGTTGATGTTCTGCTCGCCGGCATATTTGATCTGCACCTTGGGGGCGCTGATCTGGATGGTCTGGCCGACGGTTTTCCCAAGGGTCCAGATCAGAGGCTCGGTGACGCCGTTCTTGATCTGAGTCAGAAGATCCTTGGTCGCGAGCGCAGGCCATTTCACGGTCATCGAGCCGGTAAAACGGCGCGGACCGAGCGTGGTGCCCTCACAATTCATATAGGCGTCGACCTGCGGCTGCCGGCCATCATTGAAGGTGAAGCTGGATACGCAGAGCTTCTGCCCACCAAGGGTAAAGGCGAACATGTTCTCGGGCGTGCAGGTCAATGCTCGGGGCCAGGCGCTGAAATCATGCGCCGAGGCCACAAAATCCACCGGGGCGACATATTTGCCGCGACGATTGAAGCGGAAGAACGGCTTGCGGCCGGTCTCGGCCGTAAACGCCATGCTGCCCCGGATGCCGACAACATTCTGCATCAATGCACCATTGCGCAACTGCATGGTCGTGGTCGGGATCACCTCGGATTCCGCCAGGGGCGTGAACCAGGTATCGGTCGTATCCGACTCCATGGCAAAGCCGCTCGACTGCAGCAAATGGGCATAGATCGGCGGCGTGGCAGCCTCGGCGGGTGAAGAGGCTTCGACATCGTATTCCGCGCCGGCATGGACATTATAGATATCCTCGGGCTGCGCGCCCTCGGTGCCGATCGCGAAATCCTGTTGCTGGTATTCGGCCTCGAGATTTCGAAGCGTGACATTGCGGGCGAGGATAGCGTCGGCCGCCGTGGTCTCTTCGGCGGTGCCGGCTTCGGCCTCGAGCTTTTCCCGGATCAGGCGCTGCGCGTAGCGGGCCATATGTGTCTCCTTCAGCTGATCTGGATGCGCCGGTCAAAGCGCAGCGTGTATTCGTCCTGCCAGAACATTCCGCCTTTCGCGTCGACGCCGCTTAGCAACTGTCCACGCGAAAAGCGGAACGCCTGATCGGCGTCCTGGGGAATGTGGCGGCACATGCCGAGCAGCACGGCCTCACGGATGGGTTTCAGGTTTTCGCGGGCACGGGCGCCGGTACGATCGGCAATGTCGCGAACCGCCATGATCACGGCCACGCGCGCGGTGACGGCCTGTTCAATGGCATCGTCATATTCGTAGCGGATTTCGCTGGCGGACTCGCCCAGCAGGATGACCCATGCCGACGGATAGCGAATGGTGTTGCGATTGACCGCACCCAGATCGCGCGCCAACCCCACGCTGACGAAAAGCGGGACCGTTTCTCGAAGATGGTTGGCCAAGGCCTGAACATCGAGCTGCAACATCACTGTGGCACCCCTTCGAGCAGATCGGTGAAATACGCGACGGTGAGATCGGCGATATCTTCCTCTTCAGCATCCGAGATGCCGAGGTAAGGCCGACGGGGAACCCAGACTTCGCCAACGACAACTTCCTCGCCATCGGCCAGCATGAAGAACAGCCCTTTGGCCGTCTTGGCGCGGATAACCGCTCCTTCCTGATGAACACCGGCATAGATCAGGTTCGACCCGACGGTGACCTGCCGCGATTCCGGAGCCGAGACGATCGAGCGCATCAGGTTGCCGGTGGCATGGAGTGTCGGCCCGCCAAAGACCTCGGCCCTGAAGCTTTGCGGCCAGGGCACCCCGTCAGGATCCACATTCGTCACGCCGATCCGCTCGACCGCGCCATTAACCAGGACACGGCCGATCGCGTCCATCAGCGGGAACATGTCTTCGCTGGCGGCCGCCGCCTGATCGAAGGCGGACACGGCCCCCAAGTCATGGAGATCGAACTGGTAGGAAACGCCCGCCATCTCAATACCCCCGCAAGCTGTCGCGGGTCAGGTGACGGGGCGGGCCATCTGTCATTGCTACGCCGGGCGAGGTCAGCTGGTCGGGACCATTGCCATCATCGCCGATCGATGACTCGCCGCTCTGAATGGATTTCAGCGTTTCTATCCAGTTCTTGCGCACCTTGTCGAGCGAGGTCATGTCATGGCCGAGGTTCAGATAGAGCCGGTGCATGGCAAGATCCCGGCAGATAACTGTGAGGAGATGCGGCGGCTCATTCAGCGGAAGGTGCACGACCTTGCCGATATAGCTGTTGATCTCGGAGGTCGCGTCGGTCAGCGCCCGTTCGAGGCGGGTATCGGACGCTTCGCCCTCACGCTCGAAATCCGTGAGGAGTTCGAGATCGCGGACCGGGATGACCTCCTTCAGTTGAATGACCGACGCATAAGTCACAGGGATCAGTCCTTCTCGATCGGAAGAACAGTGAATTGCGGATCGCCGCGCAACTGGGCGAGTGCGTAATCGCTCAGATCGGCAGAGACGATATTGGTCTTGCCCTCTTTCCAGCGCAGGCCCGCGCGACGACGGCCGCCCTTGCGGTGACAGATCACGGTCAGATCGGCCTGCGGCTCGTTATCGGAAGAGGTGGCGGGAAGGACCGACCTTTCCTCCCCGCCTGTCTGCCCCTGGTCATCCGTGGCAGGGGCATGAGCGGGGGCATCGGCGGTTGTACCTGCCGTGTTGGCCCCCCAGTTATCTGTGTCGCCTGCCGCCGGTTTCAGGTCTGCGGCAGTGATATTGGTGCTTGCGGCAACCGTGCCGTCACTCTTCGCCTCGGCTGCAGCCGATTGCGTGGCCGTGCTGCTGGTATCGCCAGATGCGGGTTTGGTCCCGGTTGCGGCGGCCGCATCCTTGGCGGTCGTGGATTCGGAGTTCGTCTGGGCGAGGTTGGACTTGTCCTCGGCCGCCGGTTTCGTCTGTGCAGGTTTGCGCGCCATCATGGCCTCCTTGTCAGCTTATCGATGGGGGCGCAGTCTGCGCCCCCACGGGAAGATGACCGCCGTCAGATCAGCGTGAGCCGGTTTTCGACATGCAGGGTTGCAGTGCCTTTCCAGACATTGTCCGCACCGGCCGCGTTGCGACCCGCATTCAGCAACTCGAGTCCGGCCTCTTCCAACGTGCCAGGCACGACCAACAATTTCGGGCGGAGGTTCAGTTTGCGCCCACCATGACCACGCATCGTCATCATGGCCGCGCGGGCGGCAGCATAGTTTTCCGAGGTCAGCGGCTGGCGGGATGCATAGATCAGCTGCCACGCACCGAAACCGGAGGCGCAACGGCGTTTTGCTCCCCAGACGAACTCATCCTGCCAGAATACATTGTCGTCGTTCAGGTTGGTTTTGGGAGTGATCTTCGGGGCCTCGCGGTCCTGAAAGATCATCGGCTTGATCGAACGGCTGTCATCGATCAGGTACCAGGCCGCGCCTGCGCCGCCCTGAAAATTCGAGACGGAGGTTTCTGCCCCATCTTTACCAACCACGGGATGATCGGTGTCGAAGAACATCTGACCATCGTAATGCTCGGTCGTGAAACCCGCTTCCAGTTGCTCCCAGACCAGATCATCGGGAAGCTCGGCTGCAACCTGTCCCATATCGTTGACGATCGGGGTGAACAGCCCGATCTGATCATCGCTGATGTCGTCGGCCGCGACGGCGATGGTCTTTTCGAACTTCCGGTTGGTGATGGTGAAGCCGTCGCGCTCGAGACGCTCGACATAGCGTTCACCGATCCATTCCCGCATCGGCCCCAGCTCGCTGAGCTTGGGATAGGCCTGGTGGCGGGTCGAGGACGGCACCGTCATGGCGATGCGTCCATAGGTGGTTTCCGTCCCGGTGAGACGGGTATTGAAGGCGGTTGTGAACGCGGTGTTCAAAGCCGCCAATGAAGCTTGGGTGATGTCCATTGCGGAACTCCGATCAGAGGATTTCGACGACAACGCCCTCGGGCGTCACGTCCAGGCATTTACCGGCGACAAGCGTGCCTTCCGCCCCGACCGTGTTGTCATCGATGACGAACACATCGGTGCCTATATGCGTGCGGTCGATCGAGCCGTCATTGGCGATCAGGAACGGGCCACGATCGATATCCACGAAGCTGTCGCCATCCGCGCCGGTTTCATTATCGGCTTCGGTGAGCGCGACACCGCGCAGGACGGTTTCCGCGCCCGTGGTCGGAACGGCAAAACCGGTGGCATTGAGCGCCACCAGGGCGCCGGAATAGATCGTGGCGGCTGCGGCCACCGGATCACGGAACCTGCGGCCTTCGCCGACACGGGTACGGGGTGCGTTTTTTGCAAGTGCCGTCATCGATCAGGCCTCCTCTGCGGCTGCGTTGCGGGTGGCGAGGAAAGCCTCCTCGCTGACGCCGAGGGCCGAGGCCATCTGGCGTTCGACGGCATCCAGCTTGTCGGTCTTGACCTTGGGCGGCACTCGACCCGCCAGCTTGCGTTCGCCCAGGTTGACCCGGACGGGAGCCGCTTCCTGCCATGCCTCGAATTCGGCCAGGTCCTTGGAGGCAAGCTTCGTGGCCCAGTCTTCCATATCAGGCGTCAGCTTGCCTGCCTCGCGGGCACGCTCGAGCGCGGTTTCCACCCTGTCCTTGTTCACATCGGCCTGCAGCGATGCGAATTGCGTCTGCAGATCGGTGAAGGATTCAATCGGCACGAATTTCGCGGGATCGGGGTCTTCCGCTTCCGTTTCCGAAAGCCGTGCGCAGATCTGCGTGACGGCATCATCACCAGCAATGCCAGCCGCTTTCGTGATCGATGCGAGCTGGGTCTCGGCCGCGACGAGCGCGGTCACGCGCGTCACGATGTCTTCGGGCTTGTCGGCCGACAGACCGAGTGCGCCCGCGATCTGTTCGATCGGGTCCATGTCAGATGTTTCCTTTGAAGCAAGTTGACGAAGCTGGGGGAGTGCCGGGATGTTGACGAGGCCCGCACCCTCGATCAGCACAACGCGACCGTCTTTCCGGTTCTTGAACACCGGCGATAGGAAGCGATAGGCGCGGGTTTCCAGTGCTTGCCTGCCATCCGGCGTCCATTCCACCGAGGCCATAATCCGATCGCCATCGACGCGCAGCCCGGTAATCCATCCGGCCGCACGGCTGTCCTGTTCGCCCTGTTTGGCAAAGGAACGATGATCAAAGTCGATCGGCAGAACACCTCCCGCAGCCGATGCAAGGCTGGTGGCGATGACCGAGGCGGCATCGTCCAGCCGCAGCGGATCAACGCCGCGACGATCGCCAAGACGGAATTCGCCCACCGGCATCAACTCGATCCAATCGGCTGGCTCGGCAGGTAACGCCACGGCGGCGCAGATATTTCGGATCAGGTCGGTCATGAGCCGGAGATGCCATGACCGTTTCTAAAAAGGCCGGGGGATGTAGTTTCGGGGGTAAGTTCTGCCCGGTCGTGCGAAGTGCAGGGGAGGATCAGAACGGAGGGGTATTCAAATCAGCCGGAGCGCGTTCAAAAATGCCCATGTCCAATTTTCCGGGGGCGTTGCCCGATCCGGAACCTCAACGGGCCTGTGCGGGCAAATTTTCGAGGTCATCCCGAATGAACTGAATATGCGTCTCCGTATCCTCAATGAGCATATCCCTTCCGACACCGGGAGGTTCTGATCGGAGCACGGCCAGCAGTCCCCGCCATGCCGAAAGATCGAACAAACAAGATTGCATTCTAAGGGCGGCCATAAACCAGCCTCTCGATCAAATCGGCATTGGCATCCATGATCTGGCGCATCCGTTCCGTCATGCGCCAAGAGTACGAGACGGCCCCCCGTTCATCAAGCCATAGTAACCGGGCATGCGTGAAGATCTCGTCACCATAGCCCGTGGCCTGTAACTCGTCCGCGAATTCCGGTTGAATGGAGTCAAAGGACGCGAGCAGGGGCTGAAGGCTTTGATCGGATATGCGCACCGCCCGCCAGACTGAGCCGCCCGCCCCAATCGCCGTGGCAGCATATCCTCCGTGATCGGACAATCGAGCCAGGTCCGGCCTGGACAGGTTCTGGTCCGCCTCACGGCTATAAAGGAAACTGGCCTGATCCGGTACCCGGCGCGGGTCCAGTAAAACATCCGTCGGCGTGACGAGGTAATCAACCGGCAGCGAATTCGTATCGGTGACGATCATGGTATCTCGGCCATCGGAAAGCCGCCGCAACCGCAACCCCTCGATTAACCCACGTTCGGTCGCGCGGCGCTCGGATGACAGGTCTGGCGTCATGCCTTCCCAGTCATCCGTGATGTCCAGCCAGACGGCACCGGGATTGGTATCGAAACCCGGCGTGATGCCGCGCGGAATCATATGAACCTCGCCGGAGCGTTTATGGGTCCATTCCTCCTCGTCGAGATCGATCGGATCATCCACTACCCGGCCATTGCGCTTCATCCAGCCTTCGGTGCGCTGGATGACGGTACAGCCGCAGAAATATCCGTTCGGCGGATAGATTCGCAGCCAGATCGGATCGTCAACTCCCCAGATCTTGTTATGAAAGCGCGCATGGTCATGCCGTTTCGTCGGGCGCTGGATCTGGATGTACTGAAGGTAGGGGAAGGCGCGTTTCGTGCGCTGGATCGATGCCCAGTGACCGGCAGCATGAGCGGTGCGCATATTGGTATCGAAGATCACGCGCAGGCGATTCATCGACCCCAACTGAACTTCCTCCGTCTCTCCCGTCACCGGGTCTTCCATCATGGACTTGCCCCACCAGCCCATCTCCCGCAGCCGTGGCGCGAGGTCGACCTGGAACTGATCAACTGTCCGACCCTCGGAGAATGCCCGGTCGAACTCCGCGCGTATCGCCTGGGAGATATCGTCGCGCATCGCCTTGGCGACGACCCAGTTGCGGGCATGTTCCTCGCGGAAATGATCGAGGTGATGGAAGCGCTGCAGCTGATGGGCATAGCCCCTGGACCGGAAATATTCGATCGCCTCGCGATGCGGCAGCGGTTCAAGTACGATCTGCGCCATGTTCAGTCCCTGGTCTCGGCCCCGACCTCACCAGTAAGCCGGGCCGCGAAGGTGGAGCGGGTCAGCAGATCATGAACCTGGCTGGGCGCGGAATTGCCGAATGCATTGAGAATATCCCGAATCTCATCCATGTCCCTCGCGTTTTGTAGCGCCTCGATCAATGCGCCGATCTCGCCATCGAGGGCGCGCTGCATCTCGCCGCCGGAAATCAACTCGTCGACCAGGGCATCAATGCTATCCCGGCCCGGACCATCATGTGCACGGGCGGCCGTAACGCGCGCGGCGTCTTTTTCCGGATCGGGATCGGCAGGAATGTCAGGAATGACGGCCGGGGGTGGCGGTGCCGGATCCTCAAGCAACTCGTCATCATCATCGGGTTTGCGTAAGTTGAATGCCCGATAAACATCCGAGGTGGCGATCTTCAGGCCCTTGGGGCGCTTCTCCATCAGTTGCAGGAGCAGAGCGGGATCCACCTCGGCCTTCAGTTCGAAGCGGATATGCGGCAGCGGCACCCGGACATCCTGCCCGAAACCCACCCGCCGGATCGCGCCGGCGATATCGCGCTGGAGTGTTGCCGCCAGCTGCTCGGCATCCGCATCCCGGATGTCATCGCGAACATTCTCGTGGATCTTGCCGACCGCGTGACCACCGGCAATGGCGTCCGTGGTGGCAACCTGACCCAGGACGCCTTTCGAGAGCTGCTCGTCCCACCAGCGGCCCTTGCCCTCATAGAGCTTTTCCGCACCCGTGGAGGTGGCGGAAACGATCTCGACCTCCATGCTCTTGGGGACGATCGCGGCCATATCGACGCCGATCTGTCGAACGGCGCGCAGCAAGGTGCTGCGATCGGCCGGGGTAGCAGAAGTATCGTATTTGCCCAGGCGAAGCGGGTGCCCGTAGGCCTCGCAGAAGATCGCCCAATCCTTCACCGTGAAGTTCTTGAACATATAGGCCCAGGCGGCGAGCCGCGCGAGACCGCCCCGGATCGGCAGGCCGGACTTGGCCTTGGCCATATGGATGACATAGCTGTCCGGCCGTAACGGCTGCGGTCCGTCATTGTCGCGCAGGTAGAGATATCGGCCATTCTCGCGATCGAATTCGAACCACCGGGGGTCAACCCAATCCAGATCGGCGATGGTGAGCAACTTGCCCTGCCGTTCCCAGATAATTTCGCAGACGGAATAACCCTTTCCGATCGCATCCATCATATCGATCAGCGTGGTCCGGATCGCCGAAGACTGCAAAATATCGCGGGTCATTTCCGCCAACTCGCCTGCCGCCGCGCTGTCATCACCGGGATCGACATGCAGTTCGAGCGACCGTATCGCGCGTTTCCTGACGCCGAGGACGGCCGAGTAATGGAGATCCTTCTCCTCCATCTGCTCGGCCAGTTCCAAATACGCGGTTGCGTCGCCAACCTCCGCCTCGCGCAAAATCCCGGCAAGGCGCACCGGGGTCAGACCGTCTGCAGGATGCCCGGACTGGATCTGGCGCACCGATCCGAGTGAGGCGACAGCCTGCCGTTCGAGAAGCTCCGTCTCGGGTACCACCTGTATCGGCCGGCCAAACTGATCAAGGATCGCCATTACCATGTCCCTCCGCCATTGCCCCAGCGTCCGCCGGCGGCTGCTTCGTCGTCATCATCGTCATCCGGGGCGGCATAGCGGGAACGTGTCCCGCTGACGCCCTGGTATTCGTAAACAGCCTCGCCCATCTCGGCGGCCGAGATGCCGAGCGCACCTGCCCAGAACCGGTCCGCGTGCCCATCGCTGTCCCCGTCGGCGATCAAGCGGCGAATGCCGGTAACGCCCACCTGCGACTTGATGGAATGAAGATCGGCGCGCAGCACGGGATCACCGGCCGGGATCCGGACATGGCGGTCCTGGAACCGCTCCTTCATGGTCGTAGCCATATCGAGTTTGGACGCGGCACTGAACAACACGCCCTCGACACGATCCTCGCCGTGGCGGCGCTTCGCGTCTTCGACAGGCTTTTCGCCCATACCGGTCTGGTCCATCCGGACCCGCACAACGCGATATTGCCGCATGACCCGCGCCAGCAGCTCATCCTGCTCGGCAAAGCTGATCCGCTTCTTCGCGATAATCTCGCGGGTGACCAGAACATCGCCGACCAGTTCAAATACCCAGATCACGAACAGGTCGTTGCGAGCGGCGATATCGACACCGACAAAGCACGGCCCGCCCATATAGAGTTCCGGGATGCCGGCCGAGTTACCCTCACAGGATGAAATCAGATCGTAATCCAGCCAGGAACTCGCCTCATCCAGCCATGCCAGTTCGAATTCCTGTGCCCAGGCATCCTGATCCGCCATGCCAGATTTGAGCTCATCGATATCGACATCGAGGCCCTGCCGCACGGCCTCATAGATATCGACAAGGTGCTTGGACCAGCCGTTGTCCTGGGTGGTCATCAGCTCGTAGAATTTATTGCCTTTTCCATTCGGCGTACTGATGACGCGGATCTTGTGGCCGCCGCGCGCCGCGACCGGAAAGGCCGAACCCCAGATCCTGCGGCTGTCGGCATGGAAGGCGAATTCGTCGAGCAGCAGGTTGCCGCCGAAACCCCGCGCGGCATCCGGGCTGGCAGATAGCGCGACGACGCGCGAGCCACCAGGGAAGTGGACCTCCTGTGTCTTGTAGCGCGCTTCCGGCACCTCGATCATGAAGCTGCTATCACCCTGGCGAACTTCTTTCGCATGCGCCGGGACATGGAATTCGTCCTGAACAAATTCCGGCGATCCGCGCTTCGCCAGTTCCGAAACCACCGCGTAATAAGCCCGCGTCATGGGTTTCAAGGCGTCTTCAAGGGCCTCTTTCGCGGTGTTTTCCGAGCGTGACAGGATCGTCCAGCGTACCTTCCGCCGATCGATTTCCGCTGACAGGCAGTCATTGACGATCTCGCCACAACTGCCAAAGGTCTTGCCGCCCCGGCGAGTGAACATGCCGATCTTGAAACGGCTGTCATCCTCGATCCATGCCTTCTGATAGGGCAGGAAATCGATGACGGGGCGAAAGGGCGCGCTCATTCCGCTTCCACCGGGATCTCTGCGAAGGCGCGCAGGAGATGGAGTTCGTCCAGTAGTCGCTCCAGCTCATCCGCACCACGCAGCATGCTACGCGCGACTGGCCCATTGGCGGTACGGGAATAAGTACGCAGATCGTTGATGATATACCGCGTGGAAAACATTACCGCTCAATCCACCAAATCAGGACGATCGCTGCGACCGCCCCGATAACCGGGGTAAACAGCAGAACGATCGCCTGCCAATCGGTGAGGTCGGCACACATCACGAAAAGCCCATGATCTCGCGTGCCTTCTGCGCGATATCGGCGGTCAGTTCGCCGGATTCCACGGCGGCATCCAGTTTCTCCGCCTGTTGCTTACGCTCGGCCGCCAGCATGGATTGCCGGATCCCGGCCGAGGCCATGATGTCCTTCAGCATCCGGCCGATGAAATGCAGTTCTTTGGGATCGATCTCATCCCCTTCCTTGCCCATTTTCGCCTCCATGGCCTTGAAGGCGAGCGCGGTGACCATCTGGAACAACACGTTGTGGCGCTTGGCTTCTTCCTCCAGACCGTTTTCCGTCATCCAGTCCTGTGCCCAGGCACTGGCGGTTTCCTGCGTCCGCACGAAGGCATGATACTCCTGACCGAAACGATGAACTGTGGCATGGTGAAAACTGACGACCTTGCCCGCCTCGACGAGCTTGTCATTCAACTCGTCCGTGATCGCGACATAGTCAGAAAAACCACGCTCGCGCAGGGTCTGCTGAAGCCAATCCCGGATCTCGGGTGGCAATTGATCAACTTTCCGGGGCGGAGGCATCTCAACGCCTCGGCCGGGGGCGTTGAACGCCGGGATGGGTGGCAAGGCCCTTCGCAATATCGACACCGCGTCGAGTTGCCGTAACGACCAGGAACGGGGTATCTGGATCGAATTCGACAAAACTTTGCTCGCGCAGCCAGTGCAGTTCCGTCTGCAACGCGTCATAGGAGACCGGCAGACCGAGCCGGTTCAGCACATCCTGCAGGATCGAGGCATTGCTGACATATTCCGGCACATCGGCCAGATGTCGCAAAACCGCCAGACGGCGGTGGCGGCTGACATCTTCGGCATAGCTCATTTTCTACCTCTTCAGCAGATGGTCTTCATGGCGGGTGACAATGGTTTCCAGCCGCTCCATGATCCTGTTGTTACCCTCCATGACGGCGCGCATTTCGCGCATCTCGCCCCGCATCTCCGATATCGACATCGACAGACCGTGCATCTCATCCTTGCCAGGCATGGTTTGCAGCGTCTGTTGAACCGAACCGAGCCGCACTTCCTGCCGGTCCAGCCGGTCGTTGCAGTCGTCGATACGCTTGTCGATCGCGGCATGCCGCATCCGGAACCAGCCAATGAACGCCAGCACGACCGTGACGATCACCCCGAGGGTGACCGTCAGATCGAAATTGAACGTCATCTCGGCGCATCCTTCCCGAGAAGCTCGTTGAGTTTCGCCTCGGCGATTCCGGCAAGGACGCCTGGACCAGGCGCGAGCTTGCGGATCGCATCGGGAACGCTGATACTCGCATGTTCCAATGCGGCGCTGATGACGGCTTGACCTGTCAGTCCGCGTGTCAAGGCGGACCGGATGCCGGACATGATGGCGGAATGCAGCGCCTCGCGGTGCCGCGCCTCGATCTCGATTCCCCAGCGCTCACTGGCAACGGTGGCAGCGCGGTTCATTAGAACGGTGAGCGCCGTGCCGACGATTGCCACGACGGCAGGGACTGCGGCGGCGGCGATTTCAGACAGAATAGAATCCATTGGAAGGCCTCATGCGGGTTGGGTGTAACTGTTCACGATCCAGCCTTCCCGGCCGTCATACTGGACAAGGCTCCAGCTTCGGCCGTCGAAAACGCCGGATCGCAAGGCAGGCACGGCTGTGCCATTCGGAATCGAGGTGATGACGTTGGGATTGAAGCTCGGCCAGCGGCGCATGTTCAGGCCGGAGCCGGACGTCGCGACGCGCAACATGGTTGCGGTGGGTTCTTCTGTGGAGGACTCTTCGGCCTCGATCACAGCCGGATCGTCACGACCGAGAACAAGGGCGCGGACCTGTGCCAGCGGAAACAGCGGGTTGGTATCCACCTTCCGACCGGGACTGATATACCAATGCGTGGTAATATCCTCCAGCGTCGGAATGTCGCGGAACAAAGTCTCGAGCAGATTGCAGACGGCGGCAATTTGCTCAGGCGTATAGGTCATCCAGACACCTGGACCATGTTCGGGAGTCTGGCGGTGAAGTATTTCGTGCTTGCCATCATTGTGAAAGACTTGGCCCCACCATGCGAGCGCTTCGCCGTGCCCACCTGCTTCCATCTTGCCCGGATTGACGATCTCGATACCGATCGAGAAATCATTGCAACCGTGACGCCCATGGAAACTTGACTGGCCGGCATGGTTGGCGCGGCGATTGGTCGGGACGAGTTGCGTAATCGTGCCGTCCCGCTCTATGACGAAATGCACCGAGACCTTGGCGTCATTGTCGGCAAGATAACGGGCAGAATTGCCCTTTTCCAACCGGCCCGCCGTATCGTGCAACACGACGATTTCAGGGGTGATAGTTCCCCCGGTCCAGCGGGCGGGCACGAAATCGATACCTTCAAGCCTGTGATTGGTGATGCGCATGGTCGGTCTCCGTTGCGGGAGCCTTGCGGTCCCGATCATGATCGGGAGTGCCATGCAAAACGGCTTATGGGCCGGGGGATGTAGTTTCGGGGGGCTAGAAAAGACCGTCTTGAAGGGGGTAGTCCACTCTTAAAACTCCAAGCAATTGCCAAGTTTGCGGACGTTTTGCCATATTGCCAAGTGCAAACATCATGCCTTTTCGTGGATACTCATCGTTGAATTTCCCGGAAAGAAAATCGAGAGCCTGCGTTTCCGATGTAAGCTTTCGATGACGGAAAAAAGTTGCGTGAGCTTCCCAATCCGCACAACTATAACGATGTTTTCCATTGCCGTCTTCAAAACTGAACTGAAAATGATATGGCGTTGGCTCTAACGCATCCAATGCTTCATCAAACATGGAGATCTGGCGAGCCGCCTTAATATACGCCTCGCGTTCTCCCTCAATTTCAGTCGACGATTTTTTCTTCCAATAAAATTTCGTATTTTGTGGGCGAATTATGCCAAGGGATTTCCCCTGATTAGCAAGATGCAAAGCTGAGGAGGCTACCAAGGGGTTAAGCACTCCCTCTCGTTCTCTCTTCTTCAACTGACGCCCGGTCTTTTTTATCGTTTCTTCCGCCACATGACAGCTCTCGCTGCGGATATCGCTTCTTGGACGCCCATAACTGAATTCGACTTCATCCCATCTGCCAAACGCTGCATTCTCCTTCAACTGCCGAAATCTAACAGGGTAAAGTCGTCGAAACTCGCCATATGCGGTTATGCCGGCGCAGCAGACTGTTTCACTATGCTTACTACTGGGCCGCGGCAACGCTTTCACGAGGATAAAAACGCGGCAGGTCTTTAGCGTTACGGACATATCTAACCGGATCATCTGCATATAGGTGCTGTACGTTACATCCTATATCGGCTGACAATTCATCTGCAATCATTCTTCTATGGCACGTACTTGGGTCGCGTTCAAAACAGAGCAGACAAGTGGCTTTGAGAGACACGGCCTCGATCAAACGTTTTAACGCAGCTTGAGCCTGATCAGATTTCAGGTGCTTTCCATAAATTTTTCGAAATTCATCATACCTGCCGGCCCTTGCTGCCTCGCGGCCGGGTTTGGGGTCTCCAAGATCAACAAAATGCAAATAAGAGATGCCTTCAGCTTCAAGACGTTCCGCAAGCCCTCGTTTCGAAAACCCCTTCTTTCTCGACTGGGCAACCGCACGAACGTCGGCAATTTGCTTGATGCCAGCAGCTTTCATTGTTCGCACGAAGCGTTCGATATCTGTGGCTTCGTATCCTACCGTAAAAACAACGCTCATCGCCTTCTCCTGTATCGACCAATCGCCCGCATGGGCTATTCCCCCAAGCTCTCTTAGGTGGAATATCGTCAAAGGATGTCAGGAAAAACCCCAAATGGCCACATGTGGTTCATTCTGGCCGACAAGATGTGCCACCGAAAAACGGTAGGGAAATCTGGTTGTCCTCACCATATTCCCGCCGCATCTGGCTGCGCAGTTTATGGACATATGCAGCGGTAACGCCGAACTCGGCCGCGATTACATTGGCTGAGCGTTTCGGATCCGTCAATCCGGCTTCGAGAATGGCCGCGCGCAATCGGCTGGCCCGAGCCTGCCGGTCACGTCCGTACTTGCTGGGGATATCGACGGCGGTGCCGCCGAACCGGGCACTGAGCCACCGAACCACACCGAGACCGACCTCGTTTGCAGGCTTCGATCCCTCCGGACGCTTGGGAATATCCCGACGCTGACCACCCGCATTTGCCAGCAACCGCAAGGCGGCTGCCTGCCCCAGATCGTGTTCCAACTCGTCGATCCAGGCATCTTGTGGGAGATCGGCCCGGATATTCATGCCAGAACCTCGAATTTACCCGCCTCATTGCCCCAGACCTCGCGCCCGTCCCATGCCTCACGGGCGAACAACTCGCAGCCCCAGACATCTGGTAACAGGCGATCGATCATCTGCCGCATTTCCGGGGGCTTGCGGCTATGTTCGCGCCGGATGCCCTCGATCTGATCCGGGATTTCCTCGGGCGATACGATGACATTGCGCTCCGATCTCGAGCGAACCTTGGGATGCCCGATCTTGCCGACCAGGAAAGGTTCGCTGGCCGAGCGTAGAACATAGCCCGTCCCCATGTTCACGGCCCAGTTCTTCGTCCGCTTCGTCCATGATCCACCGGTCACATAAGCGAAGCCCCACATATCCATGACATAAAGTGCATCGGTCAGATGTGGCCATGTGGACCACATGAACAAAAGGCAATCAGGGCCAGCGAGATGCCCAACGGGCAGCGCCGCAATCTCTTCGATCGGCATGGTGCCGTAATGCGCTTCCGGTGATTTCTCATGTCCCTTGTCCGACCACATCGCATAGGACCACGGAGGATCGGCCAGGATCGTGCCGTATTTCATCGGAATGAGGGGATCGAAGGGCCAGTTCACCGTTTGCGCTCCGCAAAATACGGACGTCCCTGACGCCCCTGGCCAGACGCTGGCAGCACGGTGACAACCGAGGAGCCAGCGTCGTTATGGGCAAACACATAGGCATGACCGTCGATGACGACGGCACCGGCACCGGAATCCGCATATGGCTGCAACTTTGCGGCCATATCCGCACGCAAGCGCTCAATCTCGAAACCACCAACCCGTTCAAGATAGCGGATCAGCGCATGATCGGAGACACCCAGGCGACGGCTCATTTTACGTGTACCCCGGCGCGGCGGCACATATCTTTCAAGGCCCGCGTCACGTCATTGATCTGTCCGGCTTCGCGCAGCGCGTCGATATCGATCGGCACCGATTGCCACTTGCCTTCAAATCGGGATCGGATGAACGCATTGAGACCGTCGCGGCCGGGACGCTTCAGGGCACCGGCATCGCCGAGCAGCTTCCACAGCACATGAATAAAGCGCAGATCGGCGCGTGACGCTGGCGCGCGGCGGCCCTTTTTCGAGTCGCTGAAACCCGCCTTGAAGCCCCGCTTTTTCAGGGCTTCAATCATGCTGAGCAGGTCAGCCTCCGACATGTCGCGCATGGAGGTCTTACCTGTCACAAGCAGCTGGAGATCGTGACGGGTGGTATCGTCTAGGCCGAGTTGCTTGCAGCCGACATGGATCATGCGTTGGAGATTGCGGGCCGCAGTCATGGCAACAGCACCTCCAATTCGCGGGCAAGGGTGTGAAGCGAATAGGCAGTGCGCGTATCGCTAAACGGAGCTTCGATCACAAAGACATGTATGGCTTCGCCCGGACCGAAACTTCCCACGGACATTTCCGGTCCGCGATCCAACACCTTTTCCAGCGCCTCTTCGATCATCTGGATGCGTTGCGCGATGCAGGCAGTAGCGAATGACTGTCTCATGGGATTTCTCCGGCTGCTCATCAGGACCGGGCCACCACGCCCGACCGACCGCGTCCGGGCTGACCCGGACGGGTTTCGCATGTCACAGGGAACTGAAATCCAGCGCGATCTGCTCCATGCCGTTGGTGCGGGCATTACGACGATAGAAGCGGATATAGGTGGCGGTCTGATCGACGATCAGCGCGTCGGAAATCGCGTCCATGGCGCGCGCCCAACGCTGATCGGGATTGCCGTCGGCATCCTTCATCTTCAGTTTGCGCAACCCGAGAATCCGCTTGGTATCGAGCCGGCCGGCCTTGTTGACCTGAAAGGCATCCTCGACCAGCGTACGGATATTGTCATTCGCGCCTTCCGACCAGGATTCGATACATTCGTCGATCAACGCCTTGGCTGCCTGCAGTTCCGGCCCGAAGACGATGCGGTCAGCGACAGAAACCTCGGCCATGGTGTTGCCGTCGAAGCTGCGGATCGAGAACCCGCCCTTGGGCCCGCCGATTGGAACGCCATACTGTTCGAAGAGCAGTTCCTTGGCGCTGCCCATCTCATCCAGCGCCCGTTGCTTGAAGGCGCGGATCTGTTCCTGCAACCCCTCGGCCTCATCGGCAAGGCGGCTGGCCAGTTCATCCTTCATGCGATCGGCAGGCGTTACCATGCTGTCCGGGACGGTACGCCCCTGCGGATCGGTCCATTTTCTTTGTTCGGGGGTCATTGATTAACTCCGGTTTCGATATGATTGATGGCCTGCTGGAGGCGCCCGATAACCGCGAGTCCGTCGATCAGATCGCGATGAATGCGCTCGAGCGCTATCCGGGCTGTGGATGTGTCACGTAAATCGGTGATGGATACCGCTTCGGTCGCCGCATGATCGCAGGTCACACAAAGGGTATTCAGATCAGATACCAGGCTGGTCATTGCATTTTCCTCCGGCAAGATGGATGCGGGTCGCCTTCCGGGCGTCCCGGTCATTGAGGTTCATGTTTCGGTTGGCTGCCGAGATCGCCATCAGGCCAAAGGCCATGCGAACGATGTCGCCACGCGTGATGCTGGATGGATCCCTGATGACCCGCTCGGCGATATCGCTCGGATATTCTGATGCGGTGCTGACCGGTTCTGGCTGATTGCGCAGGTTGATCTTCGTGAGCAGTTCCGCCAGTTCATTCCGATAATCGAGATCACCGTCGCGGCGGCTCTGAACTGCATGAACACCTGACCGAATGGTCGTGTGATCCCGACCGAGAATGCGGCCGATCGCGTGGAATGACAGGCTCGTGTAAAGCCTGATGGCCCAATATGCCTCCTGTCGCGCCCAAGCGATGCTGGAACTGCGATCGGTCCCGAGCAGTTCTTCAGTGTCTATCGACCGAAAGGCCGCGACCTCGTTAAAGATGGTTTTGGCGGAAATCATGAGTGCAGTACCTTTCCTGCCTGGACAAACTGAAAAGCGGAGCGGACGTTGTCGGCATGCTCCGCGAGAACGGTCGCAATAGCCTCATCTGGATCATCCTGATCGGAGGCCAAAATTGCCTGCAGCGTGGCGCATGCCCTGAGCAGTGCGTAACCACATTCCCAATCTGTAAGTGCCGACTCCACGAGGCTTTGCGCCACGATCGTCACATTGTCATCGTTGATATGCTCGACATCAGCCATTGGATTTCCCCCTGAAACGCGGGCAGGCATTGCATGCGCGATACATGCGAACTCGCATGGAGTTGACGTTGACGAACCGAACCGCCTTGACCTGCCAGTCGCGGCATTCATTGGCTGGAATCGTTCCAAGTGATGGGCAGTTGGTCACGGCCTTCTCGAAAACGCCGCGATAGATCTCCTCGACGGCCTCAAGGCTGCCTTTGTACTTGTTACGCAGTACGGCCGAGACCAGCGAGGCGCTGCGATTCATCCGCTGCGCGACCTTGTTTTGAGAGCTGGCCTCACACTCTCTGGCGAGACCTGCGATCCAGTCCGGCATGGCTTCGCCCCATGCGGCATGTGCAATGGCGACGGGACCGGTCATACCTCTCCCCCCGGCACATGCACCTGCTGTGTATTCGGGTCGTAAACGTGCTTGACGCGCTGGATCTGCGGCGGCTTCGGACCGGTATTCCGGATCAGACGGTAAATCGCCTGTTTGCCGCGCATTGGCGATGCCTTGCGCTCTACCCGGAGAAAGCCCGTCTTGAGCAACATGCCGCAGTAAGCCTTGGCAGTCGCTTCACTGACCGAGACGTCTGGTGTTGTGGAATGGATCGCCAGATCTTGTGGGCTGAATACCGCAAGGCCGCGCATGGACCGCCACATGTTCTCGGTCCCGGCACCCTGCGTCACAGGCTTGCCCTGGCGATTGAGGCGCGGTGCATGAAAACCACGATCCTCAACCAAATCATACCGGTCATCCTCGCACTGGACGATAATGCCGCCGGGAACGAGGCAACGCAGGTAATCCGAGATCGTTTTGCGGTTGGCGCAGCTATGATCGATCAGGTCATCGACGTTAAAGCCGGTCCGCAACTTTCGGATCGCTTCCCAGATTTCCTGACGACCAGGCGTGGTCGATGTTGCGGGGCGGCGACCTGCTTTACCCGTCATGCCGAGATCCTCCGCGGTGCGGGCGCATGGCCAGTAAAGAACCCATCCTTCGGAACGTCCTTGCGGGTAATCCTAGACAAGCCTTTGGTCAGCGCGATTTCGCGGATGCGGTCGAGATTAATGCTGATCCGCCGGATCGAGGCATTCGATTCCTTCAGCAGAAGCGCCTGCACCTCTTCATCCAACGTGATTCCGCCGCAATAAAGCTTGGCCAGGTGGCGAACATCGTTGAGATCGCCGGGCTGAGCGCCAACCCAATCGAGCATACGGCCGTGGACGCGTTCCCATTTCTGGAGTTTTTGGGGGAGGAGTTCTTCGCCGATCAGGATGATCGTCGCGCCCGAACTTTCATAGATATCGCGAACGATCTCGATCATGTTGCGGGAAACAAGGTGATCGGCTTCGTCAATGATCAGCGGACGGCCAGATTTGGCGATTTCATCCGACACCTGGTCAATCATATCGGCAATCGTGCGGGCCGGGGCCAATCCGAGATCCTGCAGGATCGCAGAACAAAGCTTCTTCGCCGTCCAGGCGGATTTAACCTGCACGGAATAGGCATTGTACCGGTTGGCCGCATAAACCGCAGCTGTGGTCTTTCCATAGCCTGACGGACCATAGAAGGTTGCCATGCCCGGGAGACCGAAACCTCGGTTCTGGACGCGGGCGATCAACTCGACAAGCGCGCCGACATTCCGAAGTGGCGCAACATTGTTGTAAAGCGCTCTTTCCTCTGTCATCTTTGCCTCACTTTCCGTTAATTGCCGCCGGAGGAGGGCCATCCTTCGGCGGTTCTTTTCACCGCAGAGCGGATTCTCCAAAGTCATCAAGGAACATGCGCTGCCGCGTATATTCCGGCGTGTTGCTATAGATTGCGTGCCAGCGAGCCTCGGCCTCCCCGACTGGTTGACCGGCTTCAGAGCGGGCCTCGATATCAAGAGCGCGACGGAATCGGTCCTTCGCGGTTTCCTCGTTCTGTTTCGGAGCTTCGGCGTCCCGCTCGGCACGACGGAATTCCATAACGAGGGCTTCGCGTTGCCGATCGGATGCCTCGCTGGCATCAGGTACCGGCATTTCGCGGTGGATCAGGCCCTTCTGACGGCGAGCGGGGGCAATTTCGACAACCTTGGCCTCCACAAGCGGTGTGTCGGGGCGCGGTGCAGCATCCAACTCCGCAGCAAAGTCCTCAACGGAAACCGGGCGCATTGCATCCAGCAGTTGTTTTTCTGCCTTGCGGCGCTGGCGCTCACGCTTGGCATGCAGTTTTGCCCCGACCAGATCGAAGAACCCAACTTTTTCTCGGCAATCGGCAGTACCGAGAAATTCGCCATCCAGCGCGTAGATATAAACGCCTTCGTGCAGATCTTCGGGATTGAACCGAGCAACGACACGCTCACCGGCATATTCGTTCATCCAGTCGGCCCAATAGCCATTCTTGTGCAGGGTCAGTCCGCCGTGATTGCTATGCAGCTTGCGAACTTCCTGACCCATCAGCCAGAGCCGATGCTGTTCTGCGGTGGCCTTGCGGATCGGCGCCTCGGCATAGCTTTCGGCAAATGTTTCATCAAAGCTGCGACCCCTGGCGTTCGAACTCAGTCGACCTTGCCGGGCATTGTGAGCTTGAATGCCTTCATTCAGCACTCTCAGGAAATCCTCGAGCGGGACGGCGCGGGAACCGTAATTCTCCGGCTTCGCATCCGGCCTGTTGCCGACATAGGCGCCGGCAAAACGAGGATCTTTTGCGATATGATCGGCAAGATCGCGGAAACCACGTTCAATCGGCTTCGCTTGACCATGAGCGGGTGTCGCCCAATGGACCTGGATATCCAACATCGGCAGAACACCAAGCGGATCATCGTCACGCATCTTGAAGCGAAACCGGGTTGGCGCTCCGCCTGTCAGCCATTTATTGGCAAATTCCCGGCCGTTATCGAACAAGCAATGTTTCGGAATGCCCCATGTCTCAATGAGTTCGCCAAAGGCGCTCATCACCGCGACCTTGTTCGGATCGAGATCAACACGCCATGCAAGAACCTTGTTTGAATAGAGGTCCTGGAAAGCGACTATCTGCGGCCGGACGGGCTTCTCGATACCTGGCCATTGTACGAACACGTCGATCTTGTGGCAGTCCGCGTTGACGGCTTCCATTGCCGTCAGATTGTTGCGATCCCGGATCTGCGGCGGAAAGCATTTAGACAGGCCGGCTTCACCGAGGCGGGCAAAAACCTGCGTCACGCGTGGAATATTCTGATCTATCCAGCGGCGTGCCGTGCGTGGCTGAAGAACGCTCAAACCGCGCTTTTCGCATAGATCGGCGACACGGGCATAGCAGCTGTTGAAGCTGGGTTCACCGAGGCGTAGATAATCAGCCCTGAGCCAGTTCAGGAATTCCTGACTGCACTCGGCCTTCTTGCGCTTGGGCCTTGATGCACGATGGCGCGGGGCAAGATATGGAAGACGATCCGCCCGCTCGATGCCTTCGATCATCTCGAACCAGTACCAGATTGTGCGGGGTGCACTGTTCACGCGCCGCCCAACCATCTCGACCGCCATGTGACGACCGCCAACCGCTCCCTCCAACTCCTCGACGAACTGGATGGTTTTGAGCCGATCGCGCGCCTTGGCCTTCACCTTTTCAGGAAGGCCATCGAACCAAGCCCACGCCTCGCCTCGGTCCATTTGGGACTCAGACTCGCCGGTATCCACCTGGGCAGCTTTCAACAATGCCGCCTGGGCGCGTTGCGGAAACAGCTTCCAGTGATACTCCCAGCCGCCACCACGGCCTGCGCGACGACGGGCGAATTTGGGATATGCCCGCCAGTTGAGACGATCAACGGTCATGTTGATACCACGCTTGGTCGCCGGCATGTCAGGCAACCCGCTTGAAGCGAGTTCATCTGCTGTCCACCATTCCTGATCGGGAACCAGTCGAGTCATTCCGCAGCCACCTCCGTCAACGCCGTGCGAAGGGAAGCGATATCGAGTTCGTCACGGGTTTCGGCTTCATCGACGACGAGCGGGGACAGATCGCTGAAGTGTTCCGTGACAAACTTCCGGCGTGCGACCATGCTCGCCCGTGACCATGCTTTCGCAAGGGCTGCAAACTGATCTTCAACGGGGTCTTTATCGGGGTTGTCATTGGCAGGTTGCGCCCCCTTCAGGGCGGCAGCGACATTCTTGACGCGGCCCTCAGCCAACGCATCGACGACATCATACCTCTGGACGGTGTTATCGATTCGGGAAATGTCCTGTAGATCCTTCAACGTGATCTGGCGCGGGGCAGAGCGAAGCTTTGCTATTTCGTCAGGACCAAGCGAAGCGCCCGCTGCAGCCAGACGCCGCACATGGCGCTCTGACATGACAAGCTTCTCGGCAGTAGCTTTGACAAATGCGACGGACATCGTGTCCGTTGCATCGGCCCACCGAGCGGCAGCGCCGGCTGCACCAGCCTTTGTCTCAGGATGCATGCGTTCGTAAACCGCTTTGCGGGTGGCGAGGAAAACGACCGTGTCGAGCGGGTTCAGCTCCGCCCCGGACAGATTGCCGTCGATTTCCATGATCCGGGCCTGATCATCGGTGCATTCGAAGATCCGGACAGGGATCTCGGTCCAGCCCAGTTCGGTTGCGGCGGCGAGACGATGTGCGCCATCCAGCACCTGCCATTTGACTTCGCCCTTGCGTCGTTTCTGACGGACGGTAATCGGGCTGGTCAATTGGCCGATCTCTTTCAGCGACGCAATGATCGTTGCAACACCTGCCTCGCTGACAGGGCGAAGGCGGTCGCTGACGTCGATCTGATCAATCGGCAGGCTTGTCTTGGTCTGGATCAGGGTCGGTTCAGTCATGTTCACTGTCCATGCGTTGTGGGGTCGGTCAGGGCGTCACGATCAAAAAGAGGAAGACGATCAGGGCGATACAGACGAGGCCGATCGCATCGCCCAGGAGGCTGTCCGACACGCGGTCGTAACCAGCCTTGAGTCTCCGCCAGCCCGCGCGCCGGGTGAGTGGAGGAGTGCGCGGGCTGGCAGGCTCACGCGCTTCAACAGCAGCAGCAACTGGAGCGCGGAGACATTCGCCACCCCGACCGGATGCGTTTTCCGCTTGGGTCGGTTCGGGGTGGCCCCTACCATCGGGAAAGCCAAAAACCGGATGGAGGGATTCGATGGATGAACTGGAAGCGCGCGTTGCAAGCCTTGAAACGGAGTTGGAGGCGTTCAAGCGGCTCGTTCTTGCATTGGCGACCGGTATTTCGGAAGCCGACACAAAGGCCTGTGTTATATTCGAGGGATATATTGCCATCGCCATTCACCGTTTAGAGAGTGAGGGGCGGGAGACATTGGCATCCCGGTTGCGTGCGCTGTCCGACGGTGTTTTGGACCGATCCAACAAGTGATCTTCGTGATAACAAACTATACGTTCAAGCTTGGTTTCCTGATCCGCGCATCGCTTGACACCTCGACGCTCACGGATGAGGACGGCTGATTTTTTCGCTCCTTCAAGGTCGAAGAAACCGAGGCACTCGCACGGGTCACCGGCACAATTCACCGCGTGGAAACGCCTGTGCACCGACCGAATATTTCCGATTTCAGCCGAATCTAGCGGATACCGCTCATCAATCAGCTGCTCGATGCGCAGGGTGACAATGTTCCGTGCGTGGGCCATCAGATGCAGAGCATCGTCGCCATTGATCTCCACCAGCATCTCGGTAAGCAGGTCTGCGCGCACCTTCGGCGGCATATCGCCGAGGGCGGCGCGCGCAATCTCACGCAGGTCGTAGCGCTTCTCAGGCATTACGCAGCATCCTTCGATTTCTGAGGGCGGGGGATGGACCGGGGCCATTCGAGGTCGGACGGCCAATTGTCGGAAAACCAAGAGAGAATCTTGCGCGCCGTGCGGAGTGTGCAGCCACCTCCAGCATCGATGCGCATGAAGAATTTCCCATCATTCGCGGCATAAACCGCGACCGTGTTCAGGCTCAAATTGCGATGCCCAGCAAATGCTGTTGCCAACTGAAGTAGGTCACTTGCCTGCATTTTGCCCTCTTGGTTATTTACCCAAATTTATAATTGGGTAATTTACCAGTTGTCAACAGATACGTTGTTGGGCATTTTCCCAAAAATGGAACCTGTCGTTCGCCCATTTCACGAGATTGTCCAAGCTCGACTCGACGAGTTGGGTGAAAACCCGTTTGCGATGGCAAACAAGGCGAGCATTTCTTATGACAAACTGCGCAGCGTATTGCGTAATGATGGGCGCAGAACAGATCCTAAGCTTGAAAAAGCGCGCGAAATTTGCGCGGCGTTAGGGTTGGAACTTTACATCGGTCCACCACGCGAAACCGGACCTGTCGAGCGCGTTGAAATCGCAGGCGAAGAGTTCGCGCACATCCCTCTGCATCAAGCCATGCTGTCGGCAGGGGCCGGCGCATATAATGGCCAGGAAGAGGTCATCGACCATCTCGCATTCCGTAAGGACTGGCTAACCCGAATGGGATTGGCAGCTTCAATGGCGGGGCTGGCACGTGTTCACGGTGACAGCATGCAGCCAACTCTTTGGCCAGGTGATATGGTCCTGATTGATACGCGGATTACTGAACCGAAAATTCGCAAGAAGGATAGGCGCGATCAACGGCGCGCACCGGTATATGCTATAATCGATGGCGGTGAAGCTCGCGTGAAGCGTATCGAACGGCCATCGGAGGATGTATTGATGCTGATCAGTGACAATCCAGATTATTCTCCCGAGTTCCGGCAAGGAGACGATCTCAAAAATATTCGAGTCGTCGGGAAGGTTGTCTGGTGGGGACATACAGTTAAGGAGTGA